AAGAATAAAGCCGCAACGCAGTGTTGCATTTTTAGACAACAACAATCTAGATAAACGTCTTGCTGCAAAAACAGGTTTACATCAAGTATTTGCTGTTGGAATGGGATGTATGTTAGTCTCTCGAGTTGTATTTGAAAATCTACCAAAGCCGTGGTTTCAATATATATGGAACGAAGATACCAAAGACTTGAGTGGCGAAGATATCTACTTTTGTAGCCAAGCAAACAATACTGGATTTGAAATTTACGTAGATGCAGATTTAAGCAATGAAGTTGCACACTACGGAACCAAAGCCTATTTGATAGAAGAAACAAATGAGAGCAATAGATAAATTTCAACGTTTTGGCCAAACAATTTATAACAGTCAAGATGTACTAAAAAATCATATTTTATACAAATATCCTATACATCTGACCGATAATACCAATGACTTGTCTGTTGTTGAGCAATACAAACATGAACATGATTATGTGTGGATAGTTGATCAAACCATTAACACACTAAGAGAATTTCCTTGGTGGTTTAAGCCAACTGAAGACGCAATCTATCTATTTCCATATGTATATAAATCTAGCAAGCGAGTAAAAAGTTGGAACAAAGTAAAACTTGTACCGACAAAAATTAAAACAGAATATAAAATTACAAAAAACTTTATCTGTGGCATCTATGATGTATTACAAGGCAAAGATAACTTTGATATATTCTTCGGCGGCAACACCGATACCGAAGCATGGAAAAAATTAAAAAGTAGATTTCCAAATACTATTGCGGTTGATTGCTTAGACGATGCACAAAAACTCAGTTCAACTGACATGTTCTGGATTGTTCCTGATGATGTTATAGTTTCTGACTTTTTTAAATTTTCATATATTCCAGACGACTGGAGTCATAAGTTCACTCATGTACTTGGCAATGGCAACAAAGAAACTAGAGATGGTATTGCACTCTTTCCAAAAAGTTATCAGCCTACAGAAAAAGAAAAGCAGTATAGGTATTATGCTAACAAAAAAGAACTTAACATTATTGCCAGCAACCCTGCACCGTATGATCAATTTTATTTAAAAACGTATCAAGATTACCTTGATGCAATACAAACTTCAAAAACAGACCTATTCTGGTTTATTCCAGACGACGTGGTTGTAAGTGAAGATTTTAAGTTTGACGTTTACTTTAGTCATCAAAATCAGTATGATAGAAATATAAATCACGTTTGGTTAAACGGAACTGATTACGATGGCATTGCACTGTTTAGTAAAAATTCTCCAATTACAGAAAAAGAATTCAGTCATAGATTTTATGCAAATAAAAAAGAATGGGATATGATTGCTAGTATTCCTAAATCTTTTGACTACTTTGAGATAGATTCTTTTGATGAATATTTAGATGCTGTAAATAAATCTACTACAGATTTATTTTGGGCAAGCAGTAAAAATATCGATACTGATCAAAAATTAATCAAAGCGTTTTACATATCACATCACAATTCTGTTGATAGAAATCAAAATCATGCGTTTGTTCATGATGTTGTTGACAGTAAATTGTATAATGGTTTATTTTTATTAAGTAAAAATAAATTATTATCTGAACGTGAAATAGAACATAGATTTCCTGCTGAACGCAAAGAATGGGACATTGTAGGCAGTAAAAAAAAGAAATACAATCAGTTTATAATTAACAATTATCAAGACTATCTAAATGCAAAACAAAATAGTTCAACCGAAATGTTTTGGGGAATTCCATCTGACGTAGAAATCAATTACGACTTTGATTTATATTTTGAACATCAAAATTTTTATGATAGAAATATTACACACGTATTTTTAAATAACGATACCTACGATGGCATTGTGTTGTTTAGTAAACACGTTGAATTAACTGAAAAAGAAATCGATTATAGATTTTATATAACTAAAAAAGAATGGAATATAGTTGCTAGTACTCCTAAATCTTTTGATTACTTTAACATCGAATCCTACAGCGATTATCTTATAGCATTAGAAAAATCCTCTACAGATCTGTTTTGGGCAGGCAGCAAAAACATATCTGTTAATCAAGAACTAATTAAAACATTTTATATATCTCATCACGACACTGTTGATAGAAACCAGAATCATGCTTTTGAACATAAAGTCGATGCTGACCTCCTATATAATGGGTTGTTATTGTTAAGCAAGAAAAAAATATTAACAGAACGTGAAATAGAACATAGATTCCCAGCCGAACGTAAAGAATGGAATATTGTAGGCAGTAGTCTTGTAAAGTATGATGTATTTGAAATAGATTCTTATAACGACTATCTTTTTGCTCTTGAAAATTCTACTACAGAAATGTTTTGGATGAGCAGTAGAAATATCTCTGCTACTGTACCCAACATCTACTTTACACATGATAACGAATATGACCGTAAACAAAATCATGTGTTTGTTCATCTAGTCGATGATGTAAAATACTACAATGGCCTGTTCTTATGCAGTAAACATGTTCCTCTTACCGAAAGAGAAATTGAATATAGACATATAGTTAATAGAAAAGAATGGGACATTGTTGCTAGCACTAAAAAACAATACAATTGTTTTGTAATCAACAACTACGTTGATTATTTTAAAGCATTTGAAGAATCCTCTACAGAAATGTTTTGGGGAATACCCAATGATGTTGAACTAACATTTGATTTTGATTTATATTTTACTCACGATAATGAATATGATAGAAAAATAAATCATGTTATGCTTAACGGCGAACATCGTGACGGAATTGTGTTGTTCAGTAAACACTCGCCAGTAACTGAAAGAGAAATTGAAAACAGGTTTTACATTAATAAAAAAGACTGGGATATTGTTGCATCTACGCCTCGCCAATATGAAAAGTTTAGTGTTGATACATATCAAGATTATATCGATGCAGTTGAAAAATCTAAAACAAACATGTTTTGGATGATTCCTCCAGAAGTAAATGTAAAATCGGACTTTGCTTTTGATTTATATTTTCCACATTATGAAAAATTTGAAAGAGAAATCAATCATGTGTACATGAATGGAACTGCCTATGACGGTGTATCATTGATTTCTAAAAAGACATTTGTTACAGAAAAAGAAATTAAGATGCGTTTCTTTGCTAATAAAAAACAATACGATGTTATTGCCAGCGAACCTGCACCTTACGACATTGTGTTTATTAGCAACGACGAAGAAGATGCAGACGAAAATTATGCAAAGTTGTTGGAACGTTTTTCGAGAGCAAAGCGTGTGCATGGAGTCAAAGGTGTACACAACGCACATATTGCGGCAGCAAAATTATGCTCTACTGATATGATTTGGATCGTTGACGCTGACGCAGAAATTATTCCCAAGTTTAATTTTGATTATTATGTTCCTGCATACGATCCAGACAGTCGCAAAACTGTACACGTATGGAAAGCACAAAATCCTATAAACAGTCTTGTTTACGGTTACGGTGCTGTAAAACTACTACCAAGAGAACTAACTCTAAATATGGATACCTCAAAGCCGGACATGACTACAAGTATTTCACCTTACTTTAAAAGTATTAATAGAATTAGCAACATTACTAAATTTAACACAGACCCGTTTAGCACTTGGCGCAGTGCTTTTAGAGAAACAGTTAAACTTGCTAGTAAGTCTATCAACGGACAACTCGACGAAGAAACTGATTTTAGATTAAACGTTTGGTGTACCAGAGGTCAAGATAAACCGTTTGGTGAATACTGCATTGCAGGTGCAAATGCAGGAAAACTTTACGGATTGGCAAATACAGGCAATCTTGAAGCACTCAAAATGATCAACAACTTTGACTGGCTTAAAGAACAGTTTGATCAAACATGCCTATTAGTTTAAAAACTGTTTCTAATTTTTGCTGATTGGTTTTTGATCTTAAAGTATTGGCCAAGCCTGTGTGTAAAGGTTTTGGCCATTTACCAAAACTAACCCAAGCATAGCCATCATGCTCGCTGTTTAATTGTGGAATAAATTCACTGTCAACTACACACAAATACGTATGAAATAAAAATTGCTCATCGTTACTAACAAAAGTTTCTAAGGGTATTGCTTTTTTTATTTCGGGTATAATACCAATTTCTTCTTGGATTTCACGTTTTAATCCTTCCCAAGGAGTTTCGGTAGTTTCGTTGGTGCCACCAACCAGTCCCCAAACGTTGTTTTGTTTACTTTGAGTTCTGTGTAACAATAAAAAACGATTAGTGGTCAGCGTATAGAAAAGAGCACCGGAGCAAATTATTTTCTTCATACAAATAATTAGCCTTCGGGGAACAGCATCCATGCTCCTTGTGACCACTCACCCTCGTAACTCTTGGTCCAAAACTCACCGGTCCATCTGTATTGAGAATTTGTTGCTAAGTTAATAATATAGATTTCTTCAGTTGCTGTACTAGCATCAAAAATTATATGCCATTCTTCGCCGTCGTACTCTATGATGTCATTTTCACCTGCAACTAAATCACCAAACGGACTGGTTTGATCTTTCCACCCATCTGCACCGTCGTCGTTTGCATCGTTGCCTATTTTTCCGAGTGTAAGAAGTCTTAGTCCTGATACAAGTCGTGTTTCTGGGTTCCAGCGCAGTGGATCAATAATATAATCAATACTTGTATAACTATTTGGGTTTCTTGCTGGGCCTGTAAGAACAGTGTTGCTCGGAAGGGTGTCTTCGTCCCAGTCTACAAAGAGTTCTGTTTGATTTAACGGATTAACAGTTATATAACCTACAATATATGTTCCATCGGATTTTAATAATCTAATTTGACTAATACCAGGCTTGTAACAACCCGGATATGCTTCTGCTAGTGCAGTCCAATTAAATGTACCGATGGACCCTTTGTCGATAATATATGCTTTATTATTAATAACATACAATCCTAAACTAAGGTATGTTGTATTACTTGATGATGCACCTGCTTGGATGGGTCTAAGAGTTCTTTTAACATTAATATCAATTTCGCCTGTACCAACATTAGGAAACTGTCCATAGTCAACCAATCTCTCAGTATTACCGTCAGCATCAGTTAATTCTCTAGTTTCAACGACTTCGAGATTATTCCCATCGTTGATTCCTAGTTCTATATTTCCATCTGAATCTGTAAAAATACTAGTAATGATATTTGTGATAACACCCAAACGTTTAACCTTTGCAGGCGGCGAAATATATATAGGAGTTGCAAAAGTTAAAGAAAATACATCATAGGTAGATTCAGTACCAACTGGAATAGTTCTATTTGAAAATGTTATATTTTCTAGATTAACAGTGGTTAAACTAGTCCAGTCAACAAAGTTATCTGTTGTTTGAATCTCAAGACTAGGATTAAACAGCATTAGTATTTGTTCCATAATCTGTAGTTTTTGGTCAAAGTTACTTGTAATAATATCTGTTTGTACAGTTAACGTATATGGTGTTGGCATTAAACGTTCAACTGTATAGTTACGTCCTTGAGTATTTAAATATTCGTTTCCTGCTTCGTCGTATGCACGTTCTCTAATGTGTACTTTAGAAACAAAACTTGAATCACTGGTTCTATTTCTGTCCATTTCAAGATTGGTAACATATACAGCCATACGAGGAATTGACGGCATTTTATTTTCACTGTTTTCTTGAATTAGTGCAGCAACTTGTTTAGATATATCACCATACAACACTGGCACTCTTTTTAGTGTGCCATCGCTTTGTTGATAACTGAAATTACTTAACAGTCTAATAATTTGTGTTATATATCTTCTTATTTGGCCGTCGTAAAAATGTAAACTCATTAGTTATCTGCCCTAGGTCTCAATGCCTTACTTAGGCTTTGTCTTTCGTCTATGGTATCGCCGCAGATTGTATCTGTGTTTGTATTATTAATAAATGTACCTTTTTGAGTTCTTCTTATTGCACTATTTGTAAGTGTATGTCTTACATTGTCTTCAACCTTCACCCA